CGGAACTCGAGTAATTACCGTCCTATCCTCCACCACTTTCAGCTTGGACGGCTCTACTGGAAATTCCGCCTACACCGGCGGGGGATACGCCTCCAGCGAGAACTCGACCATCCCGCCGAGCAGTTATGCTATCTATGCCTCGAATCGGCTTTGCGTTTTGACCGGGCGGGACACAATTCGCTTTAGCATGTTAGGCGATCCGAATAAATTTCGCTACTACGAGCAAGAATCGATTAAGCCGGGCGATTCAGACCGGATTACCAGTTTAGCTCCAATCGAGGGCGATGCTTTAATTGTCGGGAAACGGCGAAGCCTGCACGTCATTACCGGCGTGTCGAACCTATTCGCCTCGGACTACCTCCAGTCGGAAGTATCGAATCAATTCGGCATCGTCGCTCGCGAGACTGTTCGGCAGGTAGGCGGCTTAATCTTTTTCCTGAACGACTCGGGAGTTTACTCGGTAAACGCCGCCGTAAGAGGCTCCAGCCGGGTAGGCACTCCAGTCGCATATTTACAAATTACGGACGACCCGATTTCGGCTGACATCGAGGACGAAATCGAGGCAATCGATTTTACTACGGCCCGGACTACCGCCTGCGCGGTAGTGGCCTCGAATCGTTACTTTCTGGCCGTTAGTAGCTCTCCTTCGGGCAACGACAAAATATTGATCTACAATATCGTGCTGAATAGCTGGGAGAGCGTCGATACGCTTCCGACCGGCGTCTACGTCGACAATTTAATCCGGATCATTTATAACAACCAGCTCCGAGTCGCGGCAATCTGCTCGTCGGGGAAAATCCTTCTGCTGGAGGAAGAGGCGGACGGGAATGATCAGTACGGAAACGGGACTGAGCCGTCAGAAGTTGCGGTGGACGCCAAAGCCGTTACGAGGCTCTACCGGGGAGGGGACGTATCGAGCGTGAAGCGCTGGAAAATCGCCACAATCGGAAGTACGACTAAGACCGCAAGCAGTACGAAATTTAGAGTTCTGGCAGACACACGCGAACCGGACTCGGCCTCAACCGAGCTAGGAGAATTTACGACAACGGCAATCGAAGAGGACTTTCGCCGGCTGGGCATCCGCCAGCGGGGCAATGGCATTCAGCTAACTATCGATAACGGGGCGAGCGCCGCCGGTCGATGGGAATTACGAGACATTTCAATTGAGGGCCATACCGGCTCCAGACAACGCAGGAGCTACGCATAACATGGCAGTTTTATTAAAAGGGACAACTTTTTCAAGCGGGCAGTCGGTTGACCATACCGACATGAACAACATAATCGACACGGCGACTTTGAATCCAGACGAGTCTAGCGGATTCATTGGCAGCCAAGCCGCTGAAACTTCGATAGCTTCGGACGATTTAGTTCTCATCCAAGACGTTTCCGGAACTAATTTACTTCGGAAAGCCACAGTCGCGAATTTGATTGGCGGGTCCGGGGTAGTACAAACATCTGATAACACGGCAGTTGGCTCGGAAGCCTTGGACAGTTTGACTTCCGGAGTAAACAATACGGCGGTTGGCCGGCAAGCTTTGACTGCGTTGACAACTTCGTCGAATAACGTCGCAATGGGCCATCAATCGGCCTATGCGACGACAACTGCGGCTAACGACAATGTTTTTATCGGATATCAGTCCGCCTACTCAAACGGGAATGGCGACAATTCCGTAGTCATCGGGTCAGGCGCGGGGAAAGAAAGTGCCTTACTCGACAAATGCGTTGCCATAGGCAAAGGGGCTATGCAGGAGACGGGCGTTTTAATGTCTCAGAACGTAGCGATTGGCTTTGAGACTTTAAAAAATGCGGAGTCTGGCTCTGGCGTTGAAGGGAATAATAACGTGGCAGTCGGGACTTCAGCCCTTGCCACTAACACAACAGGTTCAGCATCGACGGCGGTCGGCTATGGGGCATTAACGACCCAAACAACTCCCGGCGTAAATACTGGCTTGGGTTATCTCGCAGGAACGGCAGTGACGACTGCTACAGATAACACCTTTGTCGGATATCAATCAGGAGTTTCCAACCAAACGGGAGACGACAACACTTTCGTCGGCGACAACGCCGGCTATTACGTGACTGCCGCCCAGAACACGGCATTAGGTTCGGGAGCCAACACGGCGAGCGGAGCGCCGGCAGCATATACGAATACGACTTGCCTCGGCTATGCAGTCAATCCAACCGCCGCAAATCAAGTTCGACTCGGGAATGCGTCCGTTTCGAGTTTACATTGCCAAGTCGCTTTGACCGTTGACTCGGACGAGCGAGTCAAAAAGAACGTCAAATCCAGCAGCCTCGGCCTTTCCTTTTTAAATGCTCTGCGGGCCGTTAGCTTCAAAAAGCTAAATCCCTTCCAGTGGCCGGAAAAGCTGAAGGAAGCTCGTTTCCTTCGGGATGGCTCGGACAAACCGTCCGACTCGAAGCCAAAAGACGATCCGAACGTTTACACGGGATTCATCGCTCAAGAGGTGAAAAAAGTTTTGGACGACCAAGGCATCACCGAATGGGATGGCTGGAGCGAAGGCGAAAACGGGATGCAAAGTCTGACGATGACGGCTTTCGTGCCAGCACTAATTAAAGCCGTCCAAGAACTTTCGGCCAAAGTCGAAAAACTGGAAGCCAAGTAAATGTCAACCGCTCAAGATCATAAGTATTTAGCGGGTCTTCAGGACCTATTCGGTCCTTTATCGACAAGCTCCATTACCCGATTCAGCAACGGAGTCTACACCGGGGCCGCCGGCTCGAGTGGAAGAGAGGGCAGTGCCGGCTCGCCGGGCTTACAGGCCGTAAACGTGATAGGGCAGACATATAAAGCGTTAAAAGAAAAAGAAGTTTTGAAAGGGATAAACAAAGTTTTATCCAACCCGAATGCCAAACGGGCGGATTTGCAGGGCGTTTTGGATGAAGGGAACAGTTTTAAAAGCAGCACGGCCAAGTCGATGGCTAAACTCGGCGACATAGCCACGAGAGTCGGATACGCAGGCGCGGCTGGAGAAGTTTTAGGGGGAGAATTGGGAACTGGCGGGAGCGCCGCAGTTACCGCCCTAAAGACAAATCCATACGTAGGCATGGCTTCCGGATTAGGAAGTTTATTCAAGAAGTACGACCCGATAAACCCACTTTTAAACAAAGGGGCGGAACTAGTAAACAAAGTCCCTGGCATGGAATACGTTAACCAAGGCTTAGAAAGTCTCGGGGCGGGCATCCGCAAAATTCCCGGAACAGGGACGGCTAGTATAATTGCTGAACAAGCCTCGGGATTTCCGGATCAGATTATTAAATCTCCGCTCACCATTTATCAAAGTTTAAAAAATTCAAAAGCGGACGAGGCTTCTGCCCGAGACAAAGCCCTAACTCAACTTTTTACGCAGGAAGGCTCGGACGGCAGGCTTTACATTTCCCCGCCAACGTCTAACGAGGAAGTCGTAGGCGTGGACCTTCCGGGGAACGTAAACTCAGTCGGAGTCGGCAGTTATCCCAGCCGATACAATTTCCCTGCGGACGAAGGGAAAACCCGGCAACAACTTTACGAGGAATTTCAAAATAGCGACACATACCAAGGACTAATCCGCGAGAACCGAGGGCTGCATAGCCTTGCCACGCAGGCCAAAGAGGACGCCGCCGAGGCAAAAGAAAGGGAAGTAGCAATCAGCGAGCTGGCCGACCCGGTCAAAAACATTGTGCCTATAAAAACTTATGTCGAAGACCAAAGGGGAACGCACTACGAAGACGAATATGGGACTTGGGACGCCCAGACTGGCGAAAAGCTCGATGTTCCTAGTATTTACGAACCTGCCCCCGGATATCCCATTGTAGAGCCAATTCCGTTCGAGGCTCCGGCCGCAGACCCGTACCAAGCCCCGAAAGCCCCTACGCCGGTCGAAACGGCTCCGACCGTAAGGTCCGACGTCTTAAACCCGCTCAAGCGAGTCAGGCCCGAAGAAGTAGTAACTCCGAGAATCATGACTCCTCGGCGAATCAGACCGCAGAGGGAAACTGCACCCAGCCTGTCCAGACATGAGCAAGATTTGGCGAACTATAAAATCGCCGTGGAAAAGGAATCGGCGCGGAAGGCCGGACTTTACGGCGGCCATTTTACATCCCGGCCTACGACCAACTATTCCAAAGCCCAAGCCGCCGACCTGCTAGGATTCAACGCCCCGCTCCGAAAGGCTTCGCAGTACATGGAACTAGACGCTCGGACGAAGCCGAAACACAATTTACGAGAACTCCCAACGGGGCTAAACGCCTCAAGCTACAGAGGATAGAATTATGGCAGATTACGGCGAAAATTTATCGGGTTTTGATCTAGGGGATAAGGGCGGATCGTCCGCCTCGACTGGCAATCTTGACGCAGGCTTGTCGGAAGTACAAAAAAGATTAGCCGCGATGGATGCGAAGGAGGCGGAAGATGCCGCCGCCGCATCCGCCAAGAAGGAGGAGGAGGAGGGAGAAATTATTAGTACCTCCGAAAGGATTGAGACACGCAAGGGAGACATTTCCGCCCTTAAAAGTAGAAAGACTATAGTCGAAGACATAACGTTTTCGCCTGACGCGAATGCTGATGAGAAGGCTAACGCAGCCGCAGAATTAAAAGTCATCGATAAAAGGATAATAGAAAAAGAGGCCGAGCAAAAAAACGATCTGGAAAAGGGAAAATTAGATTTAAAAAAATTAGGGGGGAATTTAAGCACCGGCTTGAATGTGGCCCTTGGTGGGACTTTACTTTACGAGTGGTTGAATAAGGAAGATGCCGCCGCCGCATCCGCCGACGAGACGGCGAGAAGACTCTCGGAAGTAACGGCGGACCGCGAGTTCAACATAAACCGGGAGATCGGCAACTACGGGGCGGGCTTCGCTACGGACGCTCTACAGGACGCCGACCTAGCCGCCGAATGGGATGCCGCAGGCAGCCCGGATTTCAACACGTGGGTACAGTCCGTAATGTCGGACCCATCCAGCCCGACCGCCAGAAAACTCGCCGAAATGCTCGATCCTTATAATGTTGAGGCGAAGGAGCGGGACAAGCGAATCAAGGAGGCTTCAGAATTTTACAACGAGTACGATGCCTCGCAGTTCCAATCGCCCGAAATGCAGGCGGCTCAGAGCTATGCCTCGGGCCTTACCTCCGATCCGCTTTCCATGCAGAACCGCCAGTACATGGAGCAGGAGCTGGCTGGAGATTACTCGCAGGGGTTTTATGACGATCTGCGAGCCGACCTGTTTTCGAGTATGCATCCGAATGCCGTAGGAACTTCGCTCGGAATGACCAAGGCTGCCCTCGGAGCGGAATCTGCCATTCGAGGCCGGCGTGACGCCGCCTCCGACCGCATCGCCCGAGACGATGCATTGCGGATGTCTTACGCTCCCAGCTACGCCAGCATCGCGGCATCCGGAAGCGCCGACCCACTAAGCCTATCGAACGTCGGCAAAATGGGCATCGGCAACATCGAGCCAATGGACCCGACCGGAGCATTCTTCGGCAGTTTCCCAGCAATGGAGTACGATACTAATCTAGCGGCCTATCAGCGACAACCGACTACGATTCAAACTTTAACTGCACTCGGTCAAGCCGCCCAACAATTTACAAAATAATGCAAGCGCCAATCAGATTCACGTCCGCAGTACCCGGAGCCATCGCCCAGCGACAGGGCGATCAGCAGGCTCTGCAACAGTTTTTCGACCGCAACAAGGTCGAGAAGGCAAGAATGGAGCAGATCAAAAGCCTGAAGCAGTTGGCCAAGGGCTACGGAGCATCCGCCGCACAGGTCGAGAGCAGTTCTTACGGCGAGCTTCAGGGCTTCGTCCAGCGGATGGAGCTGGAAAGGGCGGACAAGACGAGAGAGGAACAAACTAGACTTCGCGAGCTACAGATGGCACAGGCCCAGCAGGCTACGAGGCTTGCCGCCGAGCAGGCTTCCCGAGAGGATAAACTAAGAAAGGATCAGCGCAGTCTTTTCCAAGGATTACTGACCAGCCCCGGCGAGCAGCTAACTCCCGAAGGTATGGCCCTGACGAGGGAACTGGAAGGCTACGAGCAGGCCGCCCCAACCTTTATTGATTCCATGAGAGCGGTGGGCATGTCCCCGGAGCAATTGGCAAAAATAGAACAAGGCCAAGCCGATCAAATTGAAAGTTTCCGCCAAAGGCTGGCGGGGCCGAGTATGCGAAGCCCTCTACCATCGTCAGCGGAACAGATGTTCCCCGGCAGGCCGCAAGTACAGAGGTTCTTGCGGAGCGCAGTCGAGGAGGGGCAAAACCCCGAACTAGCTTTCGGAATGGCGGCCAAGATGGCAGCGGCCCTACCTTCCCGCGAGGCAGGACTTCTCTATGGGAGAGGCGGGCCTGCCGGAACGGGGCAGCAGCAATATTATTTCTCGGAGTCGGAAGCGAACAACGCCTACAATCAAATGGCGGCAAGCCAAGGCATTACTCCGACCAAAGAAGGGCGAGAGGCGTGGACAGGGCAATCCAAGATTATAAGTTTGAAGGACTTGCGAGCGGACGCCGACAGGCAAATTCGCAATGCCGACCTCGGGGCCGGGCGGGATATTCTCAAAGCTTACCGCGACATCGGGGAATTAATGGAAAGCCGAAATCCGATTGGCGATACGGCAATACAGGAAAAACTTGCCCGGATGCTCCAGCCGGTCGGGATTTTGACCGATAGCGACATTATGAGGTATGGGGGGAGTGCTGCGCTTGTAGACCAGATAAATAAGATGTTGGAAAAACTGGATACGGGGATGATTACGGACGCTGACTTAGACTTTATTAAAACCACTTCCAAGGGGCTTGCGTTGAGGGCCGCTCAAGACTTGTCCGAAGGGGCGGAAGGGATTGCCCTCGACCTCCGAGACTCCTATGGAATTTCCGAAGCCGACGTCTGGGCAAAAACTCCGCTCGACGAGCTTGCCCGATTGATTCCGCCGGGGCTTTTGCCTGCCCCCGGAGGGGCCGCACCGACCGTTCCGACTCCGACGACCGGCAGAACGACAATACCCGGAACAAACGCCACTTTCAAGCGGAACTGATGGGCTGGACCATTCAAGACCCGACCCTCGGCATAGACGTCGACTGGGAGGACGGGGACGATCCTAATCGCCCTCCCAGTTCACAAGACGTCTGGAACATAGCAAAAGAGATTAGAACCCCGTATAGTCTCTCCGCCTTACCCGACGGAGTTAAAATCAATGCGGCCAAGCACGGCTTTTTCGAGACTCCCGAAACGGACGTGTACTCGCTTCTTTTCGGAGAGATGGCAGACGATCCGGAAACGGAGATAGACGAAACTGAAGCCGGGATCGTCCAGCAAATGATCGAGGGCGGCCAGAAGTTCTCTCGACAACAACTTTTCAACGTTACCTCTGCCCGGCGGAAGCTCAATATAATGCAAGACCGCCTCGGCGGAAAAACAATACCCGTCAAAGAGGATGATCCCTACGTCACTCAATTTCAAGAAGCGGGAAAGTGGCTTCGAGGCTTGCAGGAAAACTGGGAATCGACCGGGCCGTTCGGGGAATGGGAGCCGAAAGGCGCGGATTACTCTCAATCCCTCGGAAAGGTCGGACTAAAAGACACTCCCACCAACCGGCGAAAACTTATATGGTCCGCCCTTAACGAAGACCTGTTGCAGTCCAAGGCCGACGTGACTCAAGGGGGCGCGGGAGCATTGATGACCGGCCCATTCGTTTGGTACGGCGGGAAGAAATTCCTGCGGAAGCAGTTAATGGACGATGCCGATCCCCAGTCGATTTTGGACTATGCCAACGCCGCCATCGACTTCGACAAGACGATGTTCTACCACCAAGAAGGGGGCGAAGCCGTGGCCAACTTCTTGGGGGACGAGGAAGTCGTCAATCGCATACAGGAAGGCACTTTAGCCGCTGATCCGGAGATGGCGCTCGCCTACGAGCTACTTCTAGGCCCGGAGAACTTCGCCGGGGCCGGCGCGGCAAAACTAGCGACGTCTCCCTTCCGAATCGGGCTAAAAGGGCAAGTTACGAAGCTGGCGGTCGGATTGCAGGACAACCTCGCGAAGAAAATAGAACTGGAGGCCATTCAGGCTTCGAGGGGCATCGATAGCTCGCTATTAGTGACTCGACGAGCCGCCGAGGAACTGGCCGAGGTAAATGCTGAAATAGCCGAGCAACAGGCTAAACTCGGACGGTACGGGGGCAAGAGCAAGACTTACAATTTAGCGACACTCGGACTCCGCAAAGCTCCCGGTCAAGTTCTAGAAGCAGCCGGCGAAAGCCTAGACCTCGCAACGGATGCCGGGAAACAGGCATACAAGATGGCTCTGGAAGCTACGGACGCCGCCGCCCAGCGAACCTTTTCCCAGAAAGTTCTAGGCCAAGGCTTTCGGGTAATAGGCGGGACGGTTGAAGCAATGGCTCGAACTTTGGAGTGGGTAACGCGAGTCCCTGAAAACATCGCCTTATCCAGAATCATGGCCGCCAACAAAGCGGCGGGCCGCGAACTAACTTTAAAAGAAGCTACGGCTGAACTACGCTCCCTAAAAGCCGCCGCAGCGTCAGGTTTGGCGGGGGCCGGTCTAGGGTATTACGTGAGTGAGACTGAAGGCATTTTGCCGGGGGCGGCCATTGCCGTGCTTACTAAGCATTTAGGCCCGGCAGCTCTCTCCAAAATAGGCTCCGTAGGTCGAGACATGAAAGTGATCGGCCACGAATATTCACTGGCTCAAACAACGGACAACCTTGCCCGCAGGATTTCAAAGACTCCCACGCCGTCCGTAGGATTGGCTGCGGCGGAAGTCGATAGAGCCGCAGCCCTATCAACCGAGGGGTGGTTCGGAATACCCGGAGGAGTGAAGGGAGCTACGGCAGAAGTCTTCCCTAAAAAACTCCCATTCAGGGAAGGACTGGACACGGCTACGGAGGGCATCGAAGCAGGGGCCAAAGGAGAGGCGAGGGTCGTCTCCGAAACTACTAGGCGAGTCGCTAAATTTCTCGACGACACGGGGCTTGCCAAGGTAGGCCAAGTCGGCAGCACGTTCGCCGGAGGCGCATTAAAAGGTACGGCTATTCCCGCCGGCATCGGATTCCTCGCAGCAGGCGGAGAATGGGAAGGCGCTCTGACGGGAGCGGTCTTTTCAGCCCCGTTTACCGCGATAGGAGCGGGGGCGGGAACATACGCGAGGTTTAGGTCCAAGGGAGAAGTCTACCAGAAACTTTTAGGCGACAAGGCTTACTACCGGGATCACTTGACCAAGGTGGAAAAGAAGGCATTCGACTCCATGTCGAACGAGGGTCAAATCGCCGTGGCCTCGTTATCGCTTACCAACCCGGACGCAGTCGTCATTCCGGTTAATTGGGGACGAGACGGCGCTCCCGGCTCGCACCAAGTCTTGAAAGACTCGGGCGAGTCCGTAATTCGCCTGAACGTCGATAGCCCCAAGTCGCTGCTCTACGCCATGAGGCATGAAAGTATGCACCATCTCGAAGCGCATGGACTGCGGCCAGTGGTGGATTCCATTCTATTCGGCGATCCGCTTACGGACAAAGTCGGCTTTTTCACTAAGCTGGATGACAATAACAACCCGGTAAAGGCTCCCATCGGAGAAGACGGGATTCAGCGATGGGAATTGTCCAAGGAATTTTACGATTTCAAGGAACAGTATATGGAGAGGCTCCGGAAAACCGAGGGCGTCGATCCGGACTCCGTACAGAAATACGAGGAAGACCCGACCTTGATCGGCAGAGAGTATTTTTCGGAACTAGGCTCGGACCTCATGCGAACCGGGGAACTTCAGAAGTATCTGGACCGGGGGCCAATGGCCAAGCTATTCGGCAAAGTGGTCGAGACTATGCAGGGCAGGGAATTTACCAAGAACCTGCTTATGAAGTTGGGCATTCCTTTCGACTCCTCGGGCAAGCCGCTGGTTGGCTCCGGGGCGGCCATCTTCAAGGACATGAAGCGAGTCCCTGAACTCGATAAACTGGTAAAGAAATACGCCAACCAAGTGAAGAATCTCCGGAAGGAGGAAATCATCGGGACTAAGAAGCCCTCCGGCGAGAGGGAAGGGGGGCTGGCTCCGCTGGACTTCGACCAAGAAGCGAGCCATGCCTTTTCAGTCGAGGACATCAAAGACCCGCACGTCTTGAACATTTTGAACACGGGGGGCATTTTCGCCCACAACCCGGATGGCTCCATCAAGGAGGATGCGATGGGCAATCCCATTCGCGTAACGAAGAAAGAAGCTGAAAACGCTCGCGATCCGGCGGTCGATCACGCCATTAGCGTCCTAGAAAAGCACGGTCAGGAACATCTTATAGAAGTTAATGAAGAAGGCAAGAAATCGGCTATTATCCACCACCTGTCGGACGCGATGCTCGACGACTTGGCGGCAGGCCCATTGCATCCCCGGCAAGTTCAGACCCTGCGGGACATAGCAAAAGCCTTGCGAGAGGGAGACGGCGAAGATGCCGGCATGTTGATCGGCTATTATTCGGCAACGGAGGGCAGAAAGCCGAAGCCAGTTTCTTATGCCATACGCAAAGCCTTTCCCATATCCCTTCAAATTACCCAAGGCGGAAACATTTTAGTCGGCTTGCTGGACGTCGCTAGGCTTCAGAAAAATCTCACTTACCTGAAAAAGCATTTCCCGGCGGAAACACGGGTCTTTGAAAATGACAACGCAGTCTGGGAGGATTTCAGGACATACGCCAAGAACCTCGCTAACGGCGTACATGGGGAAACGGGATTGACCGGAGACGTCGCCGCCAAGAAAAACGTTCTGAATGCATTACTCGGAGCCTTCAAAAAAGAGCAGTTAGTTAAGAATCCCATCCTCGACAAGATCGGATGGAAGAGAGCTAATGCCAGCGGCACAAGAGCGCCTTTTGGAACTGGCTACAAAACGTTCCGACTGGATCGAATCTTCAAGAGCGAACGTTCGGGCAAGGGCATAAAGTTCAATCAGTCGGCCTATGCCCGAGCATCGGAGCATTTTATGCCCCGCCAACCGGACGACACGATTCCGCTGCCATTCCCCGAACTCCCCGGCGACATACCCGGCGAAGGCTTCGGGCGAATGATAAACGTCGACAAGACCAAGGCGGAGATGGCCGAGGCCGCGAAAATGGCGGACGAAGCCCAGAGCGGCTTTTCCAGCTCGGGCAACGTTCGCTCGAAGGATGCCTATGGGCGGGACAAGCTGTTTATGCCGGCCTCCGAGGCAGGCGCTCCGAAGGGCAAGCAGGCCGAGGCCGCGAAGCTATGGCAGGAGAAGGGAACGGATTCGCCAGTCTTCAAGAAATGGTTTGGCAGGTCAAAAGTGGTCAATGAGAATGGGGAGCCGCGAGTCATGCAACATGGGACAGGCCAAGAATTTGAAGTATTCAAAGCGCAGCCGGGGGCGGACTTTGGATTTCATTTTGGAACTATGGAGCAGGCATCGGCGCGAATATTGGACAAGTTTCCATATGCTACGAAAGAAAATGTGCAGAATCTTATCGTTGACGGGAAGGCACACATACTGCCTGTCTATTTGTCGATAGAAAAGCCTCTTCGCATTCCTGACACTGGACAGTTTCAGTCGTCAAACTGGGATTTCATCAATGCGCTAAGTAATCATGGAATTACCATTGAATATGGAAGTTCTTCTCCTACTATTGCCCGAAAAATCAAGAAGGCGGGCTATGATGGTTTGGTTTATGCTAACAAGCACGAAGGCAAGGGCGACTCATATGTTGCTTTAGAGTCATCACAGGCGAAATCGGCATTCCCAGCGCCAGTAGGCAATCGGGGAACGTTCGACGCCGGCGATCCGAACATGCTTTATATGCCGGCCGCAAAGCCGGAGAGCGTGTCGCCGAAGTCAATCCGCAAGGCCGTGGCTAAAGGAACGCAGGGCGATATTGCGGATAGGGGAATAACAATCGACAAGGCTCTGGCGGATCGGCTTTTTATGCCGGCTGCCGCAGCTTACTTCGATCCCGGCTTTTCGCCGGAAAGCTATGTCGGCAAAACGGCCTTTCCAATGATGGCGGACCGCATGAAGACGGGGATGCACGTTACGAGGGCAGGGAAAGAGTATGAGCTTCGTGGCGGCCCTGACCATCCGGATATGCCGATCAACCAAGGAAAAGTAGCTTGGGCATCTATGGACGGGGGGCAAGCGTCTCAACTGCAAAACGCCATCAATCGGACTGACGGCATAGGGCTTGTAACGCTAATGAACGAGGACGCTCTCGCCAGCAATCGGACATTCGCCCGAATAATGATGGACGAATTGCGTTACGACTTTGAAAACAACGCCAAAGCCAGAAAGACGTTGCCCAAGCGAATAAAGGACGCCGCCAAAGAGGTTAGAGTATGGGCTAAAAAACAAAAACCGCAAAAGAAAGCCTACATGGATTTTGAGGTCAAGTCGTTGGACGAGTTGGAAGCGGCTTATCCTGCCCTAAGTTTCGATGTCCGGAAAATGCTTTTCAAGAAAATTGCCGCAATTGATTATAAGAGGAAGGTCGGAGGATTCTTCTGGCTCGACCTAGTGAGGGACTTAGCCGCCTATAAAAACGAGGATGGCTACAGGACTGGGGACATCGTAAAAGTCATCCAGTTCGACCAAGGCAATTCAATCGTAAACCTCGCTGACTTGGGCATCACGCCTGACCCGACTTACGACGTATCATTCGGCGGGAAGAGTATTTCCAACGTGAAAGGCAGAGTGTCGGCGTTTCAAGTGCTTAGAAAAGGCTTCGACATATTGGCAGAAGATGCAGGAAAACCCGGAAGAACAATGACGCCCGAAGGAAAGATCGGGTCAAACGCATTCCGGACAGTGCAGATGCGAGGGCTAACGGAGCCGAAGTTTTCGAGGGAATTGACTCCGGGCAGCTTGGAGGCAAGAAACTACCCACCTCTAAAGTTTTCCGAAAAGACAGGTCCGGAAAGGGCATCCCTTGAAGTGAGGAAATCGGAAAACCTTTTCAAGTAAAGCCAATTGCCCAATCCAGCCGAGCGAATTACCTCGGCTAAACATGCCCATAATTAGGCGCTAAATTCGGCGCGGAGTTATGCCCGGAAAGCTATTTCGCTAGCGTCAGTTCTGTCCTGTAATGGCGGTTAACGGCATTTTAGGCTTGTTTAGTGGCATTTTTTTGTTAAGTTCTGACGCAAGCGATAAACTATATATATGACTACAAAAAAAAGAGAAAACGCCAACGACTGGAAAGTGATCATTTCCTTTAACGGAGAAACGAGGACAGCTTTTGCGAAGCATGAGTTACTTCTCAGAGTGAAATTTTCGGAGGCGGTAAAGCGCCACTGGAAGGAGTCGGCTCTGATGCGATTCGACGAGGCCGAGCAGTTGGATTCGTCCACATGGTACGGGAAAACCTTAACCGCCAGCGGCAAGCAGTTGGAGTATAAAGTCATCTGGAAGGTCGACCTGATTAAGCAAGCCGCCGCACGTTTAGGGGCTTTGGGCGGGGCGGCTGGGCGAGGCGTGTCCAAAAGGCGCGGAAACTCCATCTATTACAAACGGTTGCGGGCGATGCAAAATAAGAAGAAAAGTTAACAAAATAAGATTGTGCAATTAGCTCAAAAAAAAAACAGATAAGTCCAACTTCTAGATTAAGGGCGAGAGAAATTTAAGTTGAACAAATACCAGAATAGTCCAGTCTCACCAATCGTAAGCCAAATCAACCTAAAGGAAGACAGGCTGGACATAGGAGTTCGCCCTATATGCATTATTTGAAAAAATCGCGCAAAACGTGTGAATAACTTTTCTCCGGTCTGTCTTCGGAAAATTAATCCGAATGACAGAGACAACATCCCAGACAGAGAAGCCCCTTCTAATAACCAGAGCCGAAACAATGGCTCTCCTCCAATGTGGACCTCGTACCTTAACACGTTGGGCGTCCAAATTCAAATTCGCTCGACTCGGTAGGAATTTCGTCCGAGCCGACGTCGAGAAAAAGATTGCCGCCCTCGTCGAGGAGGCGGCGTGAGGATAACGCTCGCATCCGATCCCGGCAAGTCCGGCGGCTACGCCGTGGCATTCGGCTCCCTCGACAAGGTCGAGCTTTATCCTTGGTCCGAGGAGGACGAGTGGCTCGCCTACCTCGACGAGCTATTTAACTACGAGGACTCGAAGGGGGTCGAGGCTATCGTCGAGCTAGTCCCGCCCTTCGTCGGCAAGGCCGTTCCCGGCCATACCAGCTTCAAGTTAGGCTATAACTACGGCTTTATTTGCGGCTCGATTCGGGCAATGCGAATCCCGCTCCACCTCTCACGCCCGCAGGAGTGGCAGAAAGGACTGCCCGGCCTACAGGGGCTTTCCGGCAATCCCCGCAAAAAGAAACTTCGCGATCATGCGGTCAGGCTCTTTCCGAAGCTGAAGGGCGTAACGCTGAAGACCTGCGATGCTTTATTAATTTTGAATCACCACCTTTCACACTAAACCTAAAACTAAACTGAATACATAAATATGGCTATATTAACTCCAAACACTTCTTCAGCGGACGGCCCCATAACTGGCTGGCCGGTTGAAGGACTCGCCCCACAAGGGCAACACGTCGTCGTCTGTCTGGACGTCAAAGACACGCTTAATCATCAACGCCCGACTTACGAAAACCCGGAAGTCATCGAAACAATCGATCTGACCCGATTCCTGTTCGGCCTGCCGGACGGCACTATGATCCAGACGGGCGAGATGAAGATTTCGGCCCATGAGAAAAGCCGGCTAATGGCTTTCCTGACGGGCTGGCTCGCCGGACCGCCGATTATGGACGGCACGTGGGACTACTGCTCGCTGAAGGGCAAGGGCGCGATGATCACCATCGTGCATAAGGTTAGCCAAAAAGGTAGAACCTATGCCGACATCGCGAGCGTCTCTCCCGTCATGGACCAGCTCGCCGGCCAAGTGCCGCAGTTAGCGAGCTTCCAGACTCCCGTATCGGCGGAAGTAGCTCCTGCCGCCCAGCCTGTTCAGCAGGTTCAGCAGGTTCAGCCCGCTCCGCAGGCCGCTCCCGTTCAGCAGGTTCAGCCTGCCCCGCAGGCCCAGCCGCAAGTTCAGACCCAGCAGACGGCCCCCGGCTTCACGCAGGTTCAGCAGCCTCCTTTCTGATGGGGACGCGAGATAAGTCTGCCTTTAAGCGCGGCAAGAACTACAAAAGGGCGGGGAAGCACGAGGAAAAGAACAAACCCACGCGAGGCGCGTTCGGCTCGAAAAGCCGGGAAAAGCGCAAGGCGGACGCCAAGGCCGAGGAGGAGGAGTTTCTTGCGGATCGCGAGAAAGCCCTCGCCCGGCTGAACGTCGCGAACCTGAAAGGAAAAACTCATGCGTAGATTCATCCGAAAAACAATCCACCGGATGCTGGCAGGCATCATAATCACGATCAATAGAACTATTATGAGTACTGTAATACTAGTGATTGGAAGTCAGCGAATCCTTAAAGAGGTATTAAGACCGTGGCAGTCCTAAAGGAAAAACCTAAAGTCGGCGGGAGTCATTTTTATGACCTCGCCGGCAAGGCTTGCCATTCGCAGGTCGGTAAGAACGGACTGGAGCGTAATACCACTTTGCGGGATGCCCGGAAGCTTAATCTGCTTCCAAGCGTTACCGGAATTACCGGCATCTTCGCAAAGCCGGGGCTGGACCGCTGGAAGCAAAACGAATTATGCCGGATAGCCTTCGAGCTTGAGCCTATCGACGGCGAGAGTCTTGAAGACTTTACGGACAGGTGCTTAGTAGCGCACCAGAAGCCGAGGGATACGGCGGCAGACTTTGGGAGCGAGGTACATGATGCGATAGAGCATTATTTCGACGGCAAGCCTATCCCCGATCACCTGCTGGAGTACGTTCAGCCGGCATTCGACTGGAAGCAGAAAAACCAGTTGGAGTTCATCGAGCGGGAAAAGATTCTGGTCAACCCGCAACACGGGTTCGCGGGAATGTGCGATATCGTCGGTAAAGGTCCGGATGGTCAGCAGTTCATAATCGACTGGAAAACCCGGAAGACCAAGCCGAAGGTCAAAGTAACTAGTTACGACTTTCAGGTTCACCAGATAGCGGCCTACGGCGGGACTTACTTCGGCGAGAAGGAAATTCTGGAGGGTAGGGTATATGGGGCTAACTGCTACATATCATCCACCGAGCCGGGACGCTTCGAGGTAATTAGCTACAAGCCCGAAGAGCTGGCCGAGGCGTGGAAAGCCTTCGTAGCCGCCTGCGAAATCTGGCGGAGTCTTAAAAAGTATGATCCAAGGCCGGGGCAGTGAAGCGAATCCGGACCAAGAACTTCGAGGCCGCCGGCTTCGACGGGGAGAAGGTGGACTGCAAGTCTACGATCACGCTCTGGGTAACGCCGGAGTTCAAGCGGAAGCTCCGCATTCTGGCGGCGAACTCCGGAGATGGCTACTCGGTCAGCAACTATTTGCGTCTGCTTCTCGCCGAGAAGCTGGGAAAGTCGGATGAAGAAGTTTAACGTAATAGAAATTTGCGCCGGGGTAGGCGGCTTTGGGCTAGGATTCGGTGAGTTTGGTCATGTACTCTGCGCCGTTGAATGGGACAGGGCCGCCGCCGGCGTTTACAAATATAACAATCCGGAGGTTGAAATGTTCTGCGATCTGACCGAGGTCGAGGCTACGGACCTGCCTTGGGATGCGGACGACTTAGTCATATGTGGCGGGACTCCCTGCCAAGCCTTCTCAGTGGCCGGCCTGCGCGGCTCTCTTTCGGACGACCGGGGCAATCTCGCCTTAACCTTTAACAACTTATGCGATGCAATCGACGATCTTCGACTTAATGCTGGAAAAGAACCGGCAATCATCATCTGGGAAAACGTCTGCGGCGTCCTCAACACCGACGACAACGCCTTCGGTTGTGTCTTGGGAGGAATGGCTGGAAGTGATGCCCCCCTCGTTCCAGTCGGAGAGCAGCGCTGGACAAACGCAGGTGTGGTTGTTGGCCCGAGACGAGCCGTCTCTTTCCGGGTACTCGATTCCCAATTTTTTGGAGTGGCCCAACGTAGGCGAAGAGTCTTTGCCGTTGCTATCGGAGGTGCTCGAAAGTGGGCCGCACCTTCAGCGCTTATTCCTTTCGTCAAAAGCCTGCCAAGGAATCCTAAGAAGGGCGAAAGCTCGGGGGAAGGTTCTTCCGGAAATGCTGGATCGAGCTTTACTGCATCAAGCTTCGGAAAGTACGAGGAAGGAGTCGGAACGCTCCGAAGCCAAGGAGGAGATTTAGGCGGGGGAAGCGAGACGCTGGCCGTGACTCCCGAAGTAGCGTCCACATTAAGCCGCCGCGATCACAAAGGCCCAGGGGGCGTGTTCAACGGCGAACCGCAAGGCATCGTTGCGATTGCCCAAGGCGCGGACGTCTACAACGGCGAAATTACCGGCGAGACGGCGGCGACTGTTACCAGCACCACGGGCATCGCGAATGCGAGCGGGCCGAAGGTAATGCACGAAACTGGCCAAGGCTACTGGCAGGAGCATGAGCATTCAGGCTGCTTGAGGGCAGAGGGCGAAAATCGCCCTAGCAGACCCTCTCATGTAGTCTGCTCATGGAACGGCGACGTAACGCCCAAAGCCTCCGAGGACGTGAGCGTTACGCTTCGTAGCCAGCAGGGCGGCGAGGGCGTTGGCGTGGCTCATGTGGCCCCTGCGTTAAGCGCGTCGAACAACCCATCCCGATCCCCGCAGTCGAGTGAAGTGACTCAACAAATCAAAGCAGTATATGACGCGACGCTAACGGTCCGCCGTCTCTCAAGCGTAGAATGCATGAGGCTTCAGGGCTGGCCGGATACTCATTGCGACTTCAAGATGGAGCTGGAGCGGGACGGCAATCGCTGGAAGCCCACGGGCAAAGTGGTAAAGCAGGCAGAAGGGCCGAAGTACAAGCAGGCTGGCAACGGCGTGACGGCCAACGTGGCGGCCTACATCGCAGGGAAACTGATGGATGCTCTCTCGAAGTGAAAGGCAAAGTATTCAGCCTGAAGACCGAGGCCAAGGGAGCCATCGCATCGCAGAAGCCGGGTCATCCTTCCAGCCTCGAATGGACTCCCGGCCCGCGAATGTCGGCCAGCGACAAGATAAAATTTAACTGGTGCGCCGAGCAGTTCTTTATTCGGCGAGGACTTCAGCCCCCTTGGGCGAGGAGAGAAATTAAAAAACATGGAAAATGAAACTATATACAAATGCCGGCGGGAGACTGTCATTCTTGAAAAGGATGGCCGCGAGGCTACGCTCACTTTCGATCTGGAAGCGGATGCTTGGCGGTTGGAAGCGGAAACGTTCACCAGCCTCGAAGACGGCATTCGATCCGCCGAAAGCCTCTTGGCCCCTCCGGAAATAGAGGAATGATAGCCCTCGATACGGAAACTTTCTGGTCGAGCCAGTATTCAATTACCCGGCTCGGGCTGGATCGCTATGTTATGCATCCGCAGTTCAAGGTAACGCTGGTCAGCCTGTATTCCCCGGAGTTCGAGTGGGTAGGAACGCCCAACCAACTACCGGTCGAGCGGTTGGCCGGCGAAACGATACTGGCCCACAATGCGGACTTCGACGCCACGGTCTGCCGGATGGCCATCAGCAAAGGCCAGATGCCGGAGTTTCAAGCTTCGAGGTGGATTTGCACGGCGGACATGGCGGCATGGCATCAGTTTCCTCGGAGCCTGAAGGGAGCCTACAAGCATTTGTTTGGCGAAGACCTCTCGAAGGACGCGAGGGATGAGATGCAGGGGCTGACGCCGGAAGTCATCGCGGCCAATCCTGCCTTTCGGGAATATGCCCTATCAGATGCCCGAGCCTGCTATCGGATTTACGAAGCACTCGCCCCGAGCTTTCCGGAGTTCGAGTATTTGCTCTCGGAGCTTACTCGCATAATAGCCGCTCGAGGGCTTCCGGTAGATTCCAAGCTCTGCCAGTCCTTTATCGACAAGCTCGACAAGGTCATGGACAAGTGCGAGGCCGCGATCCCTTGGCGATCCGGCCACAAGCCCGCCCCGATAACTTCGCCTCTTGCTTTGGGCGATGCCTGCAAGCTCGCCGGCATAGAGCCGCCTACCTCGACCAACGAGGACGACCCTGCCTGTATGAAGTGGAAGTCGGCCAACCCGGAACAGGCCATATGGCTGGATGCCATGAGCGGCTGGCGGAAGGCGAACAAGTTGCAGGAATCTCTTTACGGGCTAATACTTCGGAAGCGTCCGGATAGCCGGGTCAGCACTCGCTTGAAGTTTTGCGGGGCGCAACATACCGCCCGCTTTTCCGGGTCAGGCGGCTTAAACTTTCAAGCGATTCCTCGGGGCGAAATCAAGGGCGTGAGCATGAAGAAATGCTTGGCCGCTCCCGCCGGCAAAGTTCTCGTTTCGGTGGACCTTTCTCAGATCGAGCCGCGAATCCTCCACTGGCTTGCCGGCGACATGGAGTTCCTGTCGCTGGTAAGCGGAGGCATCGACCTGTACGAAGCTCATGGGCGGGCGTCAGGGCTTTATACGGAGGACGAGCCTATGAAGGACTTCGCCCCGGAGCTAAGACACTTGTGCAAGGCCCGAACGCTCGGGCTGGGCTATGGCTGCGGGGCAGGCAAATTCGCCTCAGTTGCGGAAGCCCTGACCGGCGGGAAGCTGAAGCTCACGCCGGCCGTGGCCCGCCAGCAAGTGGCGGCATATCGCCAGCAGAATCCTCTGATTATCGCCCTATGGGAAAAGGTCGAGGCATTTGTTCGCCGGGAGGCCAAGAACGAGCCGGAGTGCGCAGTTATTGAAACTCGATCCGGCAAGCCGATTCGCTATTGGGACGTCGAGTTCTCCGGCAAGAAGGACGAAATGTCGGCGGCTACGGTCAAGGGCGGACCTCGCAAGAAGATTTATTCTGGATTATTAGTAGAGAACCTCGTTCAGGCCACGGCTCGTTGCGTCTTCGGCGAGATGCTGATCAAGGCGGAAGCCGCCGGCCTGCCGGTCTGCCTGCACGTCCATGACTCCATCACGGTGGAAGTGGCGGAGTCGGAAGGGCAGGCGGCCCTCGACCTTCTGGTTAACCTTATGAGCGAAGCCCCG